AACCTTTCTATTTGGTATCTTTGTGTAGTCATAGAATTGTACTTCAGGAAACTCTTGAAAGATATTCATCTTGTTGTGTGGCATTGCAGGTATCAACTCCCATCGTATGTCTGTCGTACCATTTAGCCTGACACATGGTTGAATACCACGTTTCTTGCAGTAGTTACTAAACTTCTGTATGTCGTGATATAGCTGCTTCATAAAGCCCACACGATCACGATAGAACCATTCAGCTTTACGCTGTCTAGCTGTCTGTACGTTGCTAAACTTGCCACGTCCAGCAGTGTATAAGCAACCCTCAATACAGCTTGCCATAGCAGCCATAGAGCATGAGTTGAATAGCTTGCCATCCACCATGACTTTGTAAGGTGTCATGTATAGTATAGCTGTCAGATATTCGGAGCCATCACCTTTAATAGTCTTGGCGTTGGTTCCCACTCCTAGTAGTTTGTAGTTAGACATTAGAATCCTCCAATTCCTTTACAAATTTTATCATATCCGATAATGAGTGGAATATATATTTCTTGTCAAGCTCTTTCTGTATATTGTCCAACGTTTTGTTAAACTCAGTAGCCAGAAAATTATGTGTCAGTCCATAGGCAATCCATTGTTCTTGGCTGTTTAGTTGGGCTGTCAAGTCATCAATAGTCTCAGGTATAGCAAACAATCCGTTGCGATCATACCTTTCTCCTTCAAGTATTTTCATGAGTAGTCCTCCTCTATTACTTCTTTATTCTCAAAGTTATTCTCTACATTGTCAATAGCTTCTTGTTCGCTATTAGCTTTTACTTTCCACATTTCGCTATAGCCAGTCTCACAGTCCATAACTCTTAAATAATATTCTTGCATAGCTTCCTCCTATATTTAGTAAGACACATCAGCAACCCATTGTCAAGCAAAGTATAGGTTGGCCTATATTAGCTGCTAATGTGTCCAAGAAATACAGAAACTAAGTTACAGTAGGTTAGCTGCTTTTCACAGGTTATGAGCATGTCGGCTCTTTCAGATAGCTTAGTGGCATCCACGTTTATTGCTATCGTGACTTATCGTCTGGGCTTGCAGTGTATTCTCACTATCACGCCTATGTGCTATTGCTGTATATGTGTTTCTCTATGTATCGTATCAATTATCTTTCGTTAAAGTGTTTGTTGTTGTGTTCAGTCTTTCAGTATTCGTATTTGTAGTCAAGTATTTATTTTTAGTCTTTGCTTGGGCATTTCACCGAGCCGTCAAAAGGTGTCTGCAGTTAAAAGGATCAAGAGCTTTCGCTTACTCTTTTAAAAGTTTTTCGCTTTCGATGTAATAAACTTGGCATGTTGCGGTTTTGATTGCAAGTACTTTTTCAAATTATTTTATAAGTTATTGAATTTAAACGAATCTTTTTTTAGTTATTCTTGTTTTGTTCTGCTTTGGGTGATTCGTTCCTGTTTTGTTCTGGTTATTATATATATACTGTGTAGGGTGGGTATGCTTATTTGTGATCACAAAAGGGTGGGTATGTTGTGCATCCATTGCTGATTTGTGATCACATTTCTAGATTGTGACATAAATACAACATGTTTTTGTGGTATATTGAGGATATATCAGTAATAAAGTGTAATAAAATCAATAACTTACATAGTAAAACAGTGTAGAAAACAGAATGCAATACTTAAATGCACCACCCTGCGAGAGCCACCCCACCCATATAGGTAGTGTATATATGTACAAACACACAGAAGTGGTTTTTTGAATGGGTACAAATTGTCGCAGTTAAGCAATTATGTACTTGACACAGGCTGTTTTTTGGGTATAACTGCGGAGCAGGAGCAGGACAGTAATACTCTTTAGTAATACTAATTAATAATAAAACTAAATAAATAGTTGGACATAGGTAAAGTTTTACTTGACAGTAATACAATACTTATGTATACTTGATTCTAGTAACACAATATAAAGTAACAAACAATAAGTGTTATACTAAGGTATGTGTAGTATTCTAGGTGTTACTCTTCCTCCATGTCTCCTCCTCCAACATGTAGAAACTACGCATACCACCTTTTAAGGTTAGACTATGTATAGAAACAGACCCAGCTTGTACTCTTCTGAAGATGTCATTGAAGAGTTTTACGATGCGCTGGCTGACGGTGACAGTAAAAGACTAAGACGTGTACACATTCCTAAGTCCGATGTATTCTACGTGCGTGAAGCGTTGGAAGCTAGGTTAGGAAAGAGGTACTCACTGGACCACGTAGAAAGAGCTATGTACCTGGAAGGTTTTCTGGAAAAATATGAGGTGTTAGACCCTGATAGAAAAAGACCAGGAATAGGATAAAAAGTGTTGACAAAGATTAAGTTATGGGTACAACTATGTGTACTAATGTTATTATCAGCTTGTCAAACAGTAACTTATACAGCGTCATGCAGGGTGGGAGATACTGCATGTCAGAGAAACCAAGATGCTCAAACACTCGCACTTATCGGACATAAAGAAGCAGCTACTGAACTTATGTGTAGCGATAGTTCTTTTAGCAAGTCCAGCGTATGCACAGGAACAAGTTCCGTTAGATGATGGTATAACAAATAACAATACCACGAATAACGATCAAGGCAACGACATAACAGGTGACTTCTCTAACAACTACGAAGACTCAACCGTAGAATCAAACAATACTAGCGAAGTCATAAACTACAATGGAGCAGGATCATCACCAGGAAGTAGTCCTGTAATGTCCAGCATAGCTCCGACAATGATGGGCGGTGGAGGTAACGACTCTTGCTTAATCCCAAGAAGTAGAGGCTTACAATTAAATATAATTGGACTCTCTCATGGTGAGATGCAGCAAGACCCAAATTGCAATCGCAGAAAAAATGCTAGATTGCTGGGGTTACCTCAACAGGTTGGTGGGTTGGGTTTACAAGTTTCGGCTATCTCTGTCATGTGTCAGGATGCCACAGTGTTTAGGAGTATGATGTTAGCGAATACTCCATGTCCAATAAACGATGCAAGTACTGGCAGATTGTTAATGGGCAGAAACGCTATAAAGAAATACAGAGAAGACCCTGCATTATTTGTTGTAGGTTACGAGTTAGACAAAGAATTTTGGGATACCTTATTGAAGGTCGGAGAGGAACACGATGAAGCATTCGTTGAAGTCACTACTACTAAGCGGAGCCTTAGTGATCAGTTCAGGAGTAGCAAACGCAGAAGTGATACTGGTAGTGGAACCAGAACCACCAGTACTGGAAATAGAGATGGTGGATCTAAACCTGACAATGACAGGCCAGGAGAAGCTGGACTACCTAATTGAGTCTCTAGGTGCTATTAAGAACAGGGTGATGGACGGAGCAACAATGACAGTAGGTGCTACTGGCTATGCTGCGTTGGGCGGTACTATAGTAGATGATGCATTTAACGATGCACTAATTACAGAAACTGAGTTATCTAATTACCTAGAAGCACATGATCTTGTAATGGATCATGATTACGCTACTGCTACCAACGCACAAGAGTTATTCACACAAGAATATCAAGGTGCAATGAATAGTTTAGATGAAGCGATAGATTTACTAACAGATGCTTCTACAGAGATATTGACTGCTACTGGAGTTATGGAAGCTGCAGCATCAGCAGACACAGCACCAGAGCAAGCTGCATTGCAAGGTTTGATGGGTCAAGAAGAGTATCAGATAGATCAAGCTGAAGTTGATGCGTACAACCAAGCTGTAGCACAGGTAGAAAACTACGCTCAACAAGCTGGTGCATTTATGGCTGCAGCTAATAACGCAGACCTAACTGCAAGTATTGACAGCTATGCACAAGTAAATAACTTTGTTGTTGGCAACTACACAGCAATTACATATACTCAGAACATAGATGAGTTTGTAATTAACTGGGATAACGATGGATTTGGATCTGGTTGGCAAGGATACCTAACAGAAGATATGGTATCTGCTGAAGATCTATTTAGTGCAGGTGAGTATGTTGAACAATACGGAACAATGCCATAAAGAAAAAGAAACTACCTAAAAAGAAAAGACCGATACAGAAGATAAAGAAGAGGCGTTACCTAGAAAAGAAGGAACGTATGAAGGATGGACGTAGGGTTTAGCATAGGTGGCTACAACATCAAAGGATGGATGGTAGCTGTAGCACTTCCAGTATTATCTGCTATATCTGGCGGTGTGTACTTTGGATATGATACTCTTAATAGGTTCTACGGTGTAGAAGGTGGCGTTGGTGAAGCATTAGGTAAAACCAGCGCAAACGCAAGTCAAATTTCAGAATTACAAAAAAGCTTAACTAAATTAAGTACAGACACTGAAAGAGATAGAACAGCAAATAAAACATTTGCGGCAAATCAATTAGCAGAAGCAAGAACAGAATTAACTGAAGAAATAATAAATAATACTAGACAACTGTCTTCACAAATAGTAGAATTACAAAGAGAGCTAACTGCAAGAGTACAAACTGTAGAACAAGCTGTAGTAGATAATGATGTACGTGGACTGAACTCTAAGCTGGCTCAGTTGACTACAAACATGCAACAGATACTAGAGCAACAAAAAGTATTACTTGATCTACGTTCTCAGGTTGACAAAGCCACTACTATTACGGATGGCATAGGTGATAAACTAGATGTATTACAAACTGAAGTAGATGATATTTGGAAAGCTTATGATAGCTTAGTAGAGAATCCATTGTAAAGGTAAACGATATGGCAATGACTCAGGCAGAAAAACGTAAAGCAGCAGTAAAACGTGCTGGTGTTTCTGGTATTAATAAACCAAAGCGTACACCTGGTCATCCTAAAAAGTCTCATATTGTTGTAACTACAAAACCAAATGGTGATCCTCTTACCATACGTTATGGGCAGCAGGGTGCTAAAACTGCAGGTAAACCTAAAGCAGGTGAATCTACTAGAATGAAAAAGAAACGTGCGTCTTTCAAAGCAAGACATTCAAAGAATATTTCTAAAGGTAAAACCAGTGCAGCTTACTGGGCAAACAAAACAAAGTGGTAGAGGAGTAACTCATGTCAAGACCAAGACCAAGATCAGCAAATCGTAGAGGTATTAGAGGACGGCCATCCGCAACTCGTCCTGCAGGATCACGTATAAGAAGAGATCGTACAAGAAAACCAGGCGTACAAAAGCCAAAAGGTGGAATAGCCTCAAGGTTTAAAAGAGGAAAAATAACCTCACCATTATCTAGAGCAATAGCAAATAGAAAAAAAGCTGATGGTGTTACAAGAAGACCTAAACCCACTGCAGGAAAAGCTATGGAAATGGCTAAAGCTAAAAACAAATCAAATGCAAGATTAAGAACTATGGGAATTAAAGATGCTGCTGCACGTACCAAAAGCCCAGGAAGAGGTAGAAGAAGTATGGCCAAGAATAAAGTTCGTGGCATTAAGCAGTTTGGTAGGATGATGTTTGGAAAGTAATTATGGCTACACCTAAAAACAAAGCTCTATACTCTAAAGTAAAGTCAGAAGCTAAAAGAAAGTTTAAGACATGGCCCAGCGCATATGGAAGTGCTTGGTTAGTTAAGACGTATAAAGCACGTGGAGGTACTTACAGTAAAGGAGGCTCCGTTGCGAAAGGCAAGACACGTACTAGAAAGTCGTAGAGGTTATGCTGAAGGTGGACTTACTAAGTGGTTTAAAGAAGACTGGCGTGACGTAAAGACAGGCAAGAAGTGTGGACGCTCTGGCAGCGATGCCAAAGGTAGACCATACCCAGCTTGTAGACCAGCGAAGGTAGCAGGTAGAATTAGTAAAGCAGAAGCAGCAAAGAAGACTGGACCTAAGAAAGTTAAATGGTCTGTAACAGCTAGTGGGAGGAAGCGCAAAAAAGGAAAGTAAATGGCGTTTCTTACAAGTAGTATACCGTATTTCAAAGCATGGGTACGAAGAGAGTATACAAAAAACCTAGAAGAATATCATGGTGAGTTTTTACATGCAATGGTAATTGGTGTTACTACAATGCCAAACAGAACACTGAGCTTCCAAGTAATTTTTACTGGTTGCGAATCAGATGAAGATGATTCTGAAAATGTACATGGTGGTGCAATGTGGGCTAGGATGCCACTAACAGCACTTGTAGCAGATGAGCCATTAGATGATTGGCCTACAGAATTACCTCCATATGTAGCTCAACCTTGGGATTGTATGTCTCATACACATTCTGTATACAAGTTAGAAAGAGCGAGTCCTGCTCCTTGGATAGCTAAAGTAGATAATAAGTTTTATCCAGCAAAGTATTACTTTACTGTGGATTACACAGATAATGAAGTCGCTGATGATCCAGCGCAACATAAACAGTCTCATGTATTAGAACTTTTAGATGCAGGAGAATATACTGGTAACATAGTTGCGTTACCCAATAACAGAGTGAGAGTAACTCACCCAGCATGGTTTGAAACTGGTGAAGGTGCGCCTGACTTCAAACCTAATCAACACATGTACAACTCTAAAGAAAACGTAGACTACATATGGGATACGCAACGAGTTTTCAATAATCTCTATAGCGAGGATGAAGATCAATGATGAAGAAAAAAGGTTATTCCAAAGGTGGAAAGCTTAAAATGGTAACAAAGAATGGTAAGAGAGTTCCATTCTATGCTGCAGATGGCAAAGGTAAAATGGCTAAAGGTGGTATGGCTAAGAAAAAGAAAGGCTATGCTAAAGGCGGTGCTATGAAGAAAAAAGGTTACATGGGCGGTGGTATGACTGCTATGCAACCAGGAATGCCGCAAGAAGATCCTATGGCAATGGGCATGTACGGTGGTGGCATGGCTAAAAAGAAAAAGAAAAAAGGATACGCTAAAGGTGGAGCCATGAAGAAAAAAGGCTATGCTAAAGGTGGAGCCATGAAGAAAAAAGGTTACGCCAGAGGTGGTAAAGTTAAGAAGATGAGTAAAGGCGGCTTTCTAGCTCCACCTGCAAGACCAATAAAAGGAATGGGTCGCAAAAAATGATGCCAAGGCGGTTAAGAAACAAGGGTTTTCGTGTACCAAGGAATCGTGGTAAAACTATTATAGACCCTAGTAAAAGAAATACTATGGGTAAAGGAATACCTAGATCTGCTGCGTCTAGGTCACGTTCTTCTCCTTTTATGGGAAAGACTCGTTCTATAACTCCTGCTTCTAAACCGACACAACAATCTAATAGAAGACCAACACAACAGCCTAGAAGGAGTCCTCCACCTCAGTCTTCTTCTAGGCGTAATCAACAACAGCCTAGATATAGGTCAAACCCAAACCAATCTCAGCCAAGACAGATGCAAGGTGGACGTTCACCAACAGGTATGGCTGGGTTTCGTGGTACTAGTTATGAGCAAGCTCAAGGACGTGGTACTTTTCAGGGTAGAGGAAGTGCAGGTGCGCCAGAAGGATCTAGAGCAGCTAGAAGAGCAGACACTCTAAGACAGATGCAACAGCAGCGTAATCAAGAAGATCGAGTAGCAAGATCAAATCAGCTACTAGAGCAAGAACGTAGAAGAAAAGCACAAGAAGCAGCACGTAAGAAGATGTTAGCAGAGAAAAAAGCTAAAGCAGAAAGAGAAAGATTAAAGAAAGAAAAACTAGCAAAGCAAAGAAAAGAAAGACTAGCAAAACAAAAAGCTAAAGCAGCAGGAGCAGGTGCTAAAAAACCAGCAATACGCTATGCTGATAAGAAGGAAGTTAAAAAGGATATCAATAAGTTTAAAGCTAATTTAGCTAAAGGACTTACTGCTAGAGGTAAAAAGATATCTTCTAGAACTAAAAAAGCTATGTCAGCGTTGGATGCAAAGCTTGCAAAACAAAAAGCAAATGCAGCAGCTATGAAGAAAATGACACCAAAGCAACAGCTACAGGCTAAGTTAAAGAAAAAAGGCTATACAAAAGCTTACTACGATAGAATAAGAAAACAATTAGCAGGTATGAAATGAGCATAAAAGATATGATAATACCATCAGCTATTTTGCTAATGTTTGTAGGACAGATAATTGCTATTCTGCACATATCGGGTATGCAATAATAGGTACTACTCACTTACCTATATTTGTGTATAACTATCTCCGCACACAAACAAAGGAGATAGTGCTATGAAAAACTTACTACAAAGAATGTGGAATGCCCACGTATTAAGACAACAAAAACGTGCAGACTTTAGAATGTTACATATGTTGTCTGATAGAGAACTAAATGATCTAGGAATAGGTAGATCAGAAATAAGGAACGCAATTTATGGCAAGGAATCTAACGGATAAGCAACAACGATTCTTAGATGTACTATTTGATGAAGCTAATGGTGATGTTGTCGCAGCTAAGAAACTGGCAGGTTACGGTGATAACAGTAACACTGCAGCGATTGTTGAATCTTTGAAAGACGAAATCGGTGAGAAGACTCGAACATATTTTGCACGTACTGCTCCTAAAGCTGCTATGGCTATGGTTGGTGCGTTGTATGACCCAACGGAACTAGGCATAAAAGAAAAGATGGTAGCAGCAAAGGACTTGCTTGACAGAGCAGGACTTGGTAAGGTAGATAAAGTAGATGTTACTAGCGGTGGTGGCATCTTCTATCTACCACCTAAAGAAGGTGAAAACGAATAATACCACAAAGAGAACTAGGCTATTGGCAATTACCCAAGCCTCCTAAAACACATAACAAAGAATGGCATAAGATTGTCAGACTAACAAAGAAAATACCGTTTGGGTATGAAGTTGATCCTGACAATGATAGGTTACTTGTACCAGTAGAACATGAGTTAGAAGCTTTAGAGCTTGCAAAACGACACCTCAAGCAGTATAGTTACAGAGCAGTAGCGCAATGGTTGAGTAAAGAAACAGACCGATACATATCACATATGGGTCTAAAGAAGAGAATAGAAGTTGAGCAAAGACGTAGAAAAGCATCTAACATTAAACGCAAGCTTGCCAAGTGGCTCGAAGAAACGCTCTCGGAAATCGAGAAGCTCGAAACACAAGGAGTCGGTGCATACTCAGAAGCCAGCGGAGATAGAAGCCCCCCAGCATGAAACTATCCCAGCGCAGGTAGTAGCCCCTGACTATGACGTTGAAGAAGCACAAGAAGTCGTATTCAAACCGAATGATGGTCCACAGACCACCTTCTTGAGTTCTTCTGAGCGAGAAGTTTTGTATGGTGGAGCAGCAGGTGGTGGTAAGTCTTACGCTATGTTAGCAGACCCACTACACGGACTGAATAACCCAAACTTCTCTGGACTCCTTGTACGACATACAACAGAGGAACTAAGAGAACTCATACAGAAGTCACAGGAGTTGTACCCACGTGCAGTACCAGGAATCAAATGGTCAGAACGTAAATCACAATGGACTTCTCCCAAAGGTGGAAGACTGTGGATGTCGTATCTGGACAAAGATACCGATGTCACACGTTACCAAGGACAGATTTGACGAACTTACTCAATGGCCTACACCTTACGCTTGGGATTATATGAGATCTCGTTTACGTAGCGCACACAGTAAAGACTTAGGACTTTACATGAGAGCTACAACAAACCCAGGAGGTGCTGGACATAGTTGGGTAAAGAAAATGTTTATAGATCCTGCACCTGCAGGTAAGTCTTTTTGGGCTACAGATGTCGAAACTGGTAAAACAATTAAATATCCTAAAGGACACACCAAGGAAGGTGAGCCTTTATTTAAGCGTAGGTTTATTCCTGCGTCACTCTTCGATAATCCATACCTTGCCGAAGAGGGTGATTATGAAGCCATGCTCTTATCACTACCAGAGCATCAGCGAAAACAACTCCTCGAAGGAAACTGGGATGTCAACGAAGGAGCCGCCTTTCCAGAATTTGACAGATCAATTCACGTTATCGAAAGCTTTGAAGTACCTAAGTCGTGGACAAGGTTTAGAGCATGTGACTATGGCTATGGCTCTTATACTGGGGTTCTTTGGTTTACTATTTCTCCTGATGAACAGCTTATAGTGTACAGAGAACTATACGTTTCTAAAGTAACTGCTTCTGATTTAGCAGATATGATACTTGATTTAGAATACGAAGATGGTGGCATGAGATACGGTGTGCTTGATAGTTCTTTGTGGCACAACCGTGGCGATACTGGGCCATCGTTAGCAGAGCAAATGAACATGAAGGGTTGTCGATGGCGTC